AACACCAATAAAACACCCAACAAAAGCAAAGTGGGCGATTCGTGTTAGTCCTAGATTAGCTTTAGAAAGTCAAGAGCCGCAAGAATTAACAAGTGATTGGTTTGCTGAAATAACCTTTTAACTAAAATTTAAAATAATATATGAAACCAAATATTTACAAATTAGAATACAGCACAAAAGCATCAGCTATTAATGCATTAAAAACTAGAGGTGTACTTACCGAAGATGGTGAGTACTTAACACCTTATACAGAAGAAATAGATGGTGAGATTATAGAGCATAAAGAACGTACTCACGCAGTAGTTCATTTAGGTAATATCGTTTTAACACCTGCTACTTATGATGCCGAAGGTAATGAGTTAACACCTGCTGTTATATCAGATAAATGGCATTTAGATGTTATGACTGATTTAGTATTAGACTTTGGTGATAAAGAAGTTATAATCGAAGAAGGTCAACCATCAGCACATAAATTTGATTAAATGAACAAAATAGTTTTTAGAGACGGGTACTACTGGCCAACTTTTCCAAGCTTAGTGAATAGCCTGTTTCTAAACACAAGCCACAGGGTGGTTGCTCTTAGGTTTACTGAAGACTCGAAGTACATACAAGAGAATAGCAAGGAGCAGTATGACTGGCTGAAGATAGTCGGAAAGGGGTCATTATCTATGAAAGAAGGACCGGAGGGCTATCTAGTTCGAAAATCTGAGGCAATTCTTGTGTGGCGATATTTACCGGAGCACGATGTGTTTCAGGTAGCCAGACACTACCGCATAAACGGAGTTAGACAACCAATTTTGCCAAGGCACATAAAAACTATGTGCGCTGGAGACACGAGATTATTCTCAATGGCCTTCACAAAGGGATTCGGGCCTGTTAGAATTTTCCCGTACTTTGGTGGCACATCTCCAGAACCTAAAAACGGAAAAAACACAATAATCTACGTAAAATAACTATGGAAGCAATAAACGCTTTTTTTAAAGCAACCTCAACAAGACCTAAAGAATTAGGCAGCGCTCAAATAAACGAGCTTCAAGATTACTACTCCTCTCAAGAGTTAGCAAACGCATTTGCTTCATTAATGCCAGCCATGGGGATAACTGGAAGTAAAATAGTTTACGTCCCGTCAAGTGGAACAGACGCGGTAAACGGCCAAGCTTTAGTTGACGCCTATGCAGCGGCAGCGGTCTTAGCAAATAACGCAAACGACAGAGCAACCGTTATAGCTACATCTGGAAGGTATGAGCTACCCTCTACGCTTGTCCTTAATCAAGATTTTGTCAATATCGTGTCGCTAACCCCGACCATGCTAGGTAGCGTGTTTATAACAAATCAAGGGATTGATGTAACCGCAGACGACAGCTCCTTTATAGGCATCTCGTGTGGGACAAATAGGTTTAAAGTTAACACATCTTGTGTACGCGTTGATTTTAACTATTGCGAGGGAGGTAACTACAGCTTTGGATCGACTTTAGGAGCCGAAACAAAGGGGATATCAAGCGGTATTTACAAAAATTGCAAAGGGTCAACCCATAGCTTTGGATACAATCAAGCTTTTGACGCTGGGGAATACTACAACTGTGAAGGGGGTCTTTTTTGTTTCGGTGGGTCTTCGAACGCATCAGGACATTATGAAGACTGCATTGCATCAAGTGGATCGTTTGGAGGATCTAACGGGTCTGTAGTGGGGGAAGCTTCGGGTACATTTATTAGATGTTCTGCAGCAAACGACTCATTCGGTGGCGGAACAGGAGGCAGAGCTTCGGGTACATTTATTAGATGTTCTGCAGCAAACGACTCATTCGGGAAAGACGCGAATAGCCTAACCGGTAATGCTTATTATTGCCAAGGTAATATCGGTGGATTTCAAGCATCGGTAGGCGGAGTGACCTTATACTGCATAAGCAACAACGCTGCTCTTTAAAAAAAAAGACATATTACATTAAAACAAGCCCCACTTCGGGGCTTTTTTTTATACATTTGCAGCAAAATCTAATGCAAATGAACGGTTATCAACCTAAAGACCTCCACTTTGACCAGGAGGCACGAGAAAAACTAATTAAGGGAATCAACAAAGTCGAGAAGGCTGTTGGATCTACTCTAGGGCCACGCGGAAACACTGTACTCATGGAGTCTCAAAACCACACGCACGGAATGACCGTGACAAAGGATGGGGTTACTGTAGCAAAGTCAATCAGCTTAATTGACCCGGTTGAGAACCTAGCAGTTCGCGTATTGCGCCAAGCTTCAGAAGAGACGGCCAACCAGGCCGGTGATGGCACCACTACCTCAATGGTACTAGCAAAAGCAATTATCGAGGAGTTTATTAATTCGACCACATCAGAGAAGTCGCTAAACCCTAACTTCTTAATTAGAGAACTTCGCAAGCAAACAGCTGAGGTTATCAAGAACTTAGAGAAGAGAGCTATCAAGGTAACCAAGGGACGCCTTAAAAACGTAGCAACTATCTCCGCAAACAATGACTACGCAATCGGCAAGATCATCGCTGACGCGTACAAAGAGGTTGGACACGATGGTGTTGTTACCGTGTCTAAGTCAGACACAACTGAAACTCATGTAGAGGTCACTCGTGGTATTAGACTTGACAAGGGTATTACCTCGAGAGTATTCGCCAACAACGAGGCTAAAGATGAGGCCATACTAGAAGACTCTCCGTCGTCTAAAATTGCCATTCTTTTATCTACCACAGAGATATCAAACATCAGCCACCTAGAGAACGTGATTGCCGACGTTATTCAGAAGAACAAGCAACTGGTTATAATTGGCAACACCACAACGAGCATCAAAACTGTTATTGCTCAAAACGTAAGTCGAGGCACCATTAAGGCGTGTATCATTGAACCACCAAGCTTTGGATACAAGCAAAACGAATTAATGAGCGACATAGCTATGATGACCGGAGCTACCCTTTTCTCTGACGAAAGTGGTAACGATATTTCAATAGTTTTAGAAAGCGACCTTGGCACAGCCAAGAGTGTTACAGCCGACTCGAGCTCAGCTGTTATTGTTTCAAAAACCGCCAACGAAGACGAGATTACAGAACGAGTTAATCAACTAAGAGAGGCCTTGAAAAACGAGAAGCTATCGGGCAGTAGGGAGCACATTAAAAAACGCATTGCATCTTTATCAGGTGGGATTGCCGTTGTTTATGCCGGTGGAGATACTCAAATGGAGCAAAAGGAGCTGTATGACAGAATTGATGATGCTATACAGGCTGTACGCTCCTCTATCGAAGAGGGTATACTACCAGGTGGAGGCGCTGCCTTGTGGCACGAGGCTTTACGTATTCTTAACTCTAGATTAGCTGACGATCACACAACGCTAGAGTCTGTACATGCTTCTCAGATATTAATGAGAGCTATGACAGCACCAATGAAGCGCATCGCAGATAACGCAGGAGCAGACATATCCGGCATTTCATTTAGTGACGATAAGATGCGCCTTGGGTACGACGCGGTAGCCATGGAGGTAGTTGACATGATTAACGCGGGTATAATTGACCCGGCCAAGGTTACAAAGTCAGCACTTACCAACGCAGTAAGCGCGGCGTCAACTATTATGACAACAAACGCAGTAGTAACCTTAGCAAGATCGTATGAAGCCGCTCAATAGTTACATAGTCGTAGAGAACGACAAAGAAAGAAAGAAAATAGCCGGCGGATTTGAGTTATCATCGCAAGAAACCAACAACCACCGTTACCAACGGGCACAGGTTATAGCTACTAGTGATTTAGCTGCAGAAAAGCTAAAAGAAGGTGACATTGTTTTTTACCAAAAGGGTAGAGACTTTACCTTACCAATCGATGGCAAAGAACGAACAATAATTAGACTTGAGGAAGTTGTCATGATAGACGGCTAACCCTTAAGGCTTCTATTAAGCTTAATTATCTCCTCTCCGATTTTTCGCTCCCTATAAGAGCTTTTACGTCGGAAGAGGGGATTTTTTTTTGGATCTGTTTCTAATTTTTTGCTACCATCAAGATAGCTGTATAAGGCCTCAATCATATTTTTAGCCCGAATAGATAGAGCGTATATTTTCTTTGACCTAACCCTTGATATGCCAGGCTGTTCGATTATCCATCCGTTATCCATTAGCCTAGTAAGCCTTCTTTTGTCACGCGTAAATGTTTTTTCGTAGTCAATGAACATTGTTACGTTGAAAAGGACCTCCGAGTAAAGGTAAAAAAGCATCTCTAAATCGTCTTGAGATATCTTGTATTTAGCTTTGGCATAGTGTCTTACGACCCTGTAATACTTGAGGTAATCTTTTATAGGTCCTTGTGAATTCATTTTATTAACTTTGTATCCACAAATGTATCTAGAAATGAGCCAAGCAACAAAAAATTTATCAATAGTTCGAGCAATGGGAGTACTTCTTTTTTGTTTTGGACTCAGTTCAACCTACTTTGAATGGCCGGTAGACCACCCATGGTGGTTTGATATTGCTGGGTTCATGATATCAGTAGCCATGGTAATGGCGCCAGAAGAATTAATAACTGCCGGTAAATCAATAATTTCAAAAAAAGTATAAATGAAGGGACCTTGGAAATATATAACCATTCATTGCTCAGCCTCTAAGCCAGGGCAAGACTTGTCAGCTTCTGACATCGACAGAATGCACAAGGCAAAAGGATGGACCGGAATAGGGTACCACTTTGTTATCAAGCTAGACGGAACAATTGAATTTGGCAGGCCATTGGATAAAACTGGAGCGCATGTGTACGGCTTCAATAAGGACAACGTAGGTATTTGCTACATAGGTGGCCTAAATGATAATGGAGACCCAAAAGACACGCGAACTCTTCAGCAGAAGAAAGCCTTAGAGCTTCTTTTAATGACCCTTAAGTCAACAGCTAACGGGAAAAACTCATTTATAAGAGGGCACAGGGACTTTAGCCCAGATAAAGATGGCGACGGTATTATTGAGCCATTTGAATGGTTGAAAGCGTGTCCGTGTTTTAACGTTAAACCTGAATACGGTTGGATGTAATGAGTGACTTAGGGGTACAAGAGTGGACGGTAACCGGTATTTTATTGGCCGGGATTATTTACCTAGCTAGGGCATTTTTCCCAGCAGCCATTAAAAAAATAGAGGAAAAAGACGCTGAAAAACTACTCGCTCTTGAAAAGCTTCAACAAAGGCATGACCAGCAAATGCAAGAAAGAGATTCCGCGTTTAAATCAATGATGGATCAACACGAAGCAAGAATGGATAGGGTAGAGGTTAGTAACGCTTCACTGATTGAGCAAGTTATAAAAGAATCCAACTTAAACAGAATGGTTGCTGAAAAAGCAATAAATGCCCTTCAGGGTAATTCACTAGAAAAGAGAATGCTCGAGGAAACAAGAAGTCGCATAGAGCCAATACTTGAAAGAAGCATGCAAATTATTGAAGAATACGAATTAAGAAAAGCACATGGATAAACTAAAGGACCTAGTAATAACCATAGCGATACTACTTGTCTTGGTATTCTCGGGTTATTACTTCTGGTCAAAATCAAAGATACACGACGTTATCGAACCTGTAAAATATAAATCAGTTGATACGATAACGGTTGATAGTTTGATTTACATTAGAGATACTGTCATTATACCACCAGGAGAAATCGACACGTCTGAAATAATTAGGAAGTACTTTAGCAGCAGAGACATAGATACCACGGTAGTTAATGTCTATGATAAGCACGAGATAAAAATAAGATTCACCGGGAACTTATACGAAAACTCCCTCAGAAATGTAACGTTTTCAACAGAATCTGTTTTCCTAGAACCTAAAATAAAACCTAAAATTTGGGCCCTATCAGCAGGAATTATCCTTGGTCCAGAAATGGCAATGCCAGTAATTGCTGTAAGGAGAAAAAGAAGTGAAATAATACTAGGGAAAAACTTCATTAATCAGTCCGGTGTATTTATCGGATACAAGCACGACTTGTTAATCTTTTAGTAAGAACTTAAATCAGTATTATGCCAAAAAGTAAATCAGCAAAGTATTACGCAAGCAACCCGGAGGCTCGTAAGAAAAAAGCAGCCTACGATAAGAAGTTCAATCAGAAACCGGATCAGCGAAAGAAAAGATCTGAGTTAACTCAAAAGAACAGAGACGCCGATGCGCGAGGTGTAGATCGAACCGGAAAAGACTACGACCACGCAGTAGGGAGATATGTAAAATCCTCTACAAACAGGGGTAGGAGCGAGAAATCTAGGGTTAAAGGTAGTAAGAGAAAATAAAGCGGCGTAATCAGTCGCTTTTTTTTGTTACTTTTGCTTCAAAATCAAATACAATGGAAAGTAAGCTAACAGACAAAGAACTTCAAGACTTAAGATCATTCACTCAACAGGTAAGTGAATTGGACCAAAGAGTTGGTAGGTTAGAGGCTCAAAAAATGAATCTTCTAGCAGCTAGGAACATGAAGAACACCGATCTTCAAAAGCTGCATCAAAGAATTGCTAAGAAATACGGTGACAACGGAGTCGTTAACATGGCTACCGGAGAGTTCAATCCCCACGAAGAATAATGCACGAGTACTTCAGAAAAATAATAGTTGGCCCAGACCCTAAGACCGGTATGAAGTATATCGTAGGTCAGGACTATCCAATTGGTAGAATAGAGGTTATAAAAAGAAGTCCAGATAAGGAGACTAGCATCTTGGTTAGAAACTCCAATGGTGAATTACAAAGATGGAAGCATTGGAATAATGCAACCCCAATTCACTTTGAAGATGACTTAAACTTTGCAACAATCAACTAGCCATGGATAAGGAAAAAACTATTCAAGATCTGAAGGATAAACTCGAAGGTCCCGAGCCATTAGACATGATGGAAGAGTTCGAAATCAGGGACAAGATTCACAACCTAGAAATGGAATTAAATGGAATCAAGCCTGAAAATCAAACAATCGATTGTATAGGGTGCGGTTCATAAATTAAACCGTATGAAATCATTATCAGAGTTTATTTGCAAGCCCCATGGCGGGGTTAGGTACAATAACTCAAAAGAAATATCCGGAAAAAAATTCTTCTTAAACACGGATGCCGACGATCATAAATACTCTAACAGGTACGCGGAGGTAATTGAGGTGCCAAGTGGTTACAATGGGGTGGTGCAAAAGGGAGATATTCTTCTTGTGCATCATAATGTGTTTAAATTCTACACCGGTTCAAAGGGTAGAAACATGAGCGGTAAAAGTTTCTTGGATGCTGATCTTTTCCTGATTGACCATGAGCAGTTTTACGCATACAAAAGAGACGGTAATTGGACACCAATGCCTAAGTATTCTTTTGTAAAACCAGTAAAACATAGCCCAGGCATATCCATGGAAATGACAGGCAACACTCCACTACACGGGGAGGTTTGGATGGCCACAGAGGAGGTGCAGAAGAAAGGCGCTAAAGTAGGGTCGGTAATTATATTCACACCTGAAAGTGAGTATGAGTTTGATATAGACGGCACCATAGTCTACAGAATTATTAACTCTGACATGGCTGTTGTATTATGAGTCTAAACGGGGATGAAAAAAGCATTGAACTAAGAAGGAAGCTAATCAGTGCTGGAGAAATAGCGGTAGAGGAACTTATACAGGTTGCGGAGCATAAAATAAACTTCGTAACAGTCAAACCAACAGGCAGGAGTAAAAAATCAGAAAGCGACGAAAGCGAGGCCGAAAGCTTTGCTGTAGCTGCTGATAAATTAAAGACTGCTGCTCAGGCTAAGAAATTAGCTATAATGGATGCGTTTGAGATTCTTAACAAAATTCAAAGCGAGAGAGAAATACTAAAATCTTTAGAAAGTAAGGTAGGTGAAAAAGCTTCAAGTACAGGGGGATTCGCAGAAAAAAGAGCCAGGGAGTCTAGATCTTGATGAAGTTCAACCGCTGTACTATGTCATAAAGGATGCGGTACCGGTAAATGTAATCTCAAAAAAAAATCTAACAAAATCTTGGAGATATGGATACAATAGCCAATACGACATGGTTGTTATATCCAAGGACGGAACCATTGGGGACATATACGAAATCAACGGCGTAAAGGTAGCTCTACCATCTTACAAAAAAGAAAACATATCAAGGTCTGACGTTAAAAATGACCAATATTGGAAGAGGAATCCTCTTCCGGATGCGCTAAAGAAAATCAAAAACATAGAGGCCTGGAATATCAGGCCAATGACTTTTAGAGAGAACTGGGCGCCATACATCGATACCGAGTTTGAAAGACGCGAGTACGGTGTATTCTTTATGAATAACGGGGAACCAACCTACATAACAGGGAAGCACTACTTCTACCTTCAGTGGTCAAGAATAGACGGCCAGTACCCGGACTACCGAGAGGCAAACAGAATATTTTGGATATACTGGGAAGCGTGTATCGCAGACCTTAGATGCTACGGGATGATTTATTTGAAAATTCGTCGTTCAGGATTTTCATACATGGCATCTTCCGATACTGTTGAAGAGGCAACATTAGCATACGACACAGAGCTTGGGATACTTTCTAAAACGGGTCCTGATGCTAAGAAATTATTTACAGGAAAGGTAGTTCCAATGAACACAAACCTCCCATTCTTCTTCAAGCCCATACAGGATGGTATGGATAGACCGAAGACGGAATTGATATATCAAATTCCTGCTAAAAAGATAAGCAGGAAGAACATGTTCCTTGAGGACGAGAAAGAAGAAGAGGGTCTTAATACCATAATAAGCTGGTTATCAACAGACAGTAACAGCTATGATGGTTATAAATTAAAGAGACTAATTCACGACGAGTCAGGTAAATGGCAAAAGCCAGCTAACGTAACAGAGAACTGGGATGTTACCAAGACCTGCTTACGTCTTGGTTCTAAGATTGTGGGCAAATGTTTAATGGGATCTACCTGTAACTCTCACTCAAAAGGTGGCGCTGAGTTCAAAGAGATATATGAAGACTCAGACCCTTCAGAAAGAAATGACAACGGCCAGACCGTTTCCGGGTTGTATAGTTTATTCATTCCAATGGAGTGGAACTACGAGGGACATATCGATAGATACGGCATGCCGGTGTTCTACGACCCAGCGCAAAGCGAAAGAGTATACGACTCAAAAGGAGAAAGAATAACTCGAGGCGCCATACCTGTTTGGCAGTCAGAGGTAGACGCGTTACAGCACAAGCCAAAGAAACAAAATGAGTACTACAGACAGTATCCAAGAACTGAAGCTCACGCCTTCCGTGATGATGCTAACGACTCGATATTTGACCTTACTAGAATTTACGATCAAATCGACTACAATGACTCGATACTTATAGGTCGTAAAATAACAAAAGGCAACTTCCATTGGTTAAACGGAAAGCTTGACACAAAGGTGTACTTCAAGCCCGACCCAAGAGGCAGGTTCTATATATCGTGGCACCCTAATGATGGACCTAGAAACGGATCTATTAAAAGGAATAACATGTTCTACCCAATAAACGAAGACATAGGCGCCTTTGGGTGTGACTCTTACGATATATCCGGTGTTGTTGGTGGCGGAGGATCAAAGGGTTCTCTTCATGGATTAACAAACGGGAACGGCCATGCTAAAGGTGCGCCTAATAACGAGTTTTTCTTAGAGTATATTGATAGACCGACAGCGGAAATATTCTTTGAAGACGCACTAATGGCACTTGTATATTACGGTATGCCGGTGCTTGCAGAGAACAACAAGGCAAGATTCTTATACCACTTAAAGAATAGAGGGTACAGAAGATTTAGCATGAATAGACCTGATAAGCCATGGAAGGATTTATCAAAAACAGAAAAGGAATTAGGCGGTATTCCATCCGCTGGTCTTGATAACATAAACAATCACGCGTCAGCCATTGAGTCGTATATAGATAGGCATGTTGGATACGATAGGGACGGAATATACAGAAGACCCGATAAACCTGGATCCATGTCATTTAACCGTACTCTTCATGACTGGTCTAAGTTTGACATCACGAATAGAACTAAATTTGATGCATCTATAAGTTCCGGACTTGCTATCATGGCGAATAATAAGCACATATACAAGGCTTCAAGAACTAATTCAAAAATTACTCTTAACTTTGCAACATCTAGCAATGATGCATCTCGCATTTAATTGACATAATGAAGCGAAAAGACGAAGCCAAAATAAGTTTTACCTACCAAGGATTTCCTAGCATTACCGCAAGTAACGCTGAAAAGGCTGATGAAAAATTTGGAGTAAGGGTCGGTAACTCTATTGAGTACGAATGGTTCAGAAAAGGCACATCTCAGTCTGCTAGTAATTTCTATAGCAGGTACGCTGATTTTCACAATAAAAGACTTTACGCTAGAGCTGAGCAGTCTCAACAAAAATATAAGAACGAAATCGCGTATAAGGGCGATTTAAGTTATACGGTTCTTGATTGGAGCATAGTTCCTATAATTCCAAAGTTCGTTGATATTATTGTCAATGGGATGGCGGACAGGGTTATGAAACCTAAAGTGGAAGCGGTTGACCCGTTATCATCTCAAAAAAAATTAGACTATAGGGAAAATATTGAGGAACAGATGGCCGGTAAGGAGCACTTGCTTAAAATGCAAGAGAACTTCGGTATCGATCCGTTCACAATGAACCCCGACGACGTTCCGGAAACTGAAGAGGATCTGGAGCTTTACATGAATTTAAACTACAAACCAGCAGTAGAGATAGCTCAAGAAATATCCATCACCGCAATATTGGAGGAAAACGATATTGACGATGTAAAATGGATGTATGACTATGATCAAACTGTATTAGGAGTAGGATTTGTTTACCATGAATTTAGACCAGGTGAAGGCATTAATGTTAGATATCTCGACCCAGCAAATGTTGTCTACAGCTATACAGAGAATCCTTATTTCAAGGACTGCTTCTATTGGGGACACATAGAGAGAACTCCGCTATCGGAAATATCAAAGATAAACCCTAAGATAGCGAATGACCCCGACATGATGGATAAGATAAAGTCTTATTCAACAGCATGGTTTGATTACCACGCGCTGGGTCACGAGTATACCGACCCAAGCTACCGGGAAAACACGACCACTCTTTTGCACTTTAGTTACAAGACTACCCACAGGTTCAAGTACAAGAGAAAAATCAAGAACGGGGAAACTGTTAGACTAATTGAAAAAGACGAAGACTGGGACCCAGGTGTTGACGCTGTTAATGAATCTGATGATTTTGAGGTAGTTGAAAAAATGGTAGAGGTTTGGTACGATGGTATAAAAGTGGCCGGAACCGACATTATGCTTAAGTGGGAGCTTCAAGAGAACATGGTAAGACCAGAGTCTGCCACTCAGAAAGCTATCCCGCGTTACATTGGATGTGCTCCTAGAATGTATAAAGGTAAAATCATATCTTTATTAGACAGGATGATTCAATACGCCGACGCTATTCAGTTGGTTCACCTAAAACTACAACAAGTAGTCGCTAGAACTATCCCTGATGGTGTTTATATCGACGCTGATGGACTTAATGAAGTAGACCTTGGTAATGGATCAAAATACAACCCAAATGAAGCCCTTAACCTCTATTTTCAAACCGGTAGTGTTGTCGGTAGATCGTTTACAATGGATGGGGAATTCAACCATGGTAAAATTCCGATACAAGAGCTCAATCACTCTTCCGCTGGTAATAAGATACGAGCACTTATTGAAACATACGACAAGAACTTAGATATGCTTAGGGATGTCACCGGTATAAACAAAGCTGTTGACGGATCATCTCCGGACGAGCGCAGTTTAGTCGGTGTTCAAAAACTAGCAGCTCTCAACTCGAATACAGCCACAAGACATATCCTAGACGCTAAGTTTAGAATGTTAAAAGGTGTTTGTGAAGCGATAAGCTTAAGGCTTAACGATGTTCTTAAGTATAGCGAAGAGTTTAGAGAAGAGTTTGTTCAGAAAGTTGGAAAATACAACAAGCAGGTTATTGAGAGCATGTCAACCATGTACCTTAATAGTTTTGCTATTCACATTCACATTGCCCCAGACGAGGAGCAAAAACAAAGACTTGAGGAAAATGTCCAAAGAGCTTTAGATAAGGAAAACATCGACCTCGAAGACGCCATTGAGATTAGAGAAATCGAGAACGTTAAGTTAGCTACGCAATTACTTAAGGTTAAAAGAAAGAAAAAGCAGCAGCGCGAAGAGCGAATGGCCGCAGAGAAAGATGCTCGTGTAAACAAAATGAACATGCAGCAGATTGAGGCATCAGCTATGGCAGACGTAAAGAAAAAAGAAGCAGAGGCTGGCGTAAAAGAAAGAGTTATTCAAAAAGAAGCCGAAGAGAAGCGTAAAACAATTGACCACGAGGTACTAGCCAAAGAACGACTAATGGAGTTAGAGTTTAATTATCAAATGCAACTAAAAGGTCTCGAGGTTGATGGCAAAATGAAGGAGGTTAGCAAGAAAGAAGAGTCTCAAAAAGATCGTCAAAAACAAATTGCTACACAGCAGTCTAAGATGATTGAGCAGAGAAAAAAGGAAACAGGTCCAATAAATTTTGAATCCAACGAAGACTCTTTAGATGGTTTTGACCTAGCTCAGTTTGACCCGAGATAGCATTTAAAAATTAATTTCTAAATTTGCATAAATCAAATCTATTATGAAAGTAGAATCAGTAGGCCCCGTAGGAGGTAAATCGGTTCAAGAGCAAGAGCAAGAATTTGAAAATCAAAGGCAAGCCGAATTAGAAGCACAAGCACAAGCTGAAGCTGAAGCTAAGAAAGGCGAACAACCGGAGATTGAGTTGGACGATGAAAAGGTAGTTGGTTACTTTAAAAGTAAGTACGGAAGAGAGGTAAGTTCAATCAATGAACTACTTACTCCAAAACAAGTAGAGGAGGTTAAGCTTCCAGATGCTGTTGCCGGATTTGCTAAGTATCACAAGGAGACTAACCGAGGCATCGAAGACTATATCAGGCTAAACAGAGACCTATCGGGTATTGACGAGCTTAGCTTGATAAAAGAGTACAGAAGAGAGCAAGATCCCGAAGCAACTGACGAGGAGATTGAGTTTGAGATAAATGAAGAGTTTGGTATTGACTCGGACCTTGATGAAGAGGACCAAGAATACAAAAAAGTTCTTTTAAAGAGAAAAAAAGAGGCTAGACAAGCTAAGAAGTTTCTAGAAGATCAGAAAGAGAAGTATTACAAGCCTGCCGAGTCGGCGGGAAGTATCCCTGAAGAGGATCTAGAAGACTACAAAGCTTACAAGCAATATATAGAGAGCTCAAAGGGAGACCAAGAGACAGCTCAAAGAAAGGCCGAAGTGTTTAGAAACGAGACAGACAAAGTTTTCAGTGAAGGTTTTGAAGGTTTCAAATTTAAAATAAACGACAAGGTTATTTCTTTTAAGCCAGGTGACGCAAAGGAGTTAAAAAGCCTTCAATCTTCTCCAAGTAACTTTATCAAAAAGTACTTAGACGAGGACGGTGTTATAAAAGATGCCGAAGGTTACCACCGAGACCTTGCTTTCGCTATGAATAGTGAGCAAGCAGCTAAGTTCTTTTACGAAAAAGGAGCGGCTGACAGAGCGGAGTCTGACGATAAGAAATCAAAGAATATTAGGATGGTTCCTAATAACTCTGGATTTGGCAGCGTTGGGTTAAAAGACGCAGAAGTTGTATCGGTATCATCCCCTAGTAGAAGCTCTCTAAAAATTAAGAGTAGAAAAAACTAAAAACTAAGAGATGGGAGCATTAGCGGCCAGCCCTGGTGTAGCAGTAATGCCGGCACCAGAACAAGTAGCTCTACAGAGCAACTACATTACAAATTTTGATTTCCTTAATCAGTACTTACCTGATGTTTACGAGGAACAATTCGAGCGATATGGTAATCGAAGCATAGCATCATTCTTACGAATGGTTAGCGCTGAGACCCCATTTAGCTCAGACTTACTAAAGTGGACCGAGCAAGGGCGTTTACATGCAAAGTATGTGAATTGCTCATCTGATTCAGCTCCAGGAGTTGACGACGCAACAATTACAGTTGACGACACTTTGGACCCAGGTAACGGAAGCATTGCTATTCGTCCAGGACAAACTGTTCACATTTATGATAATGACACCGTTACTAGTACTGGGTCAAATAAGGCTATCGTTACAGCTGTTGATACAGCTGCAGGTACTTTTGATGTAGCTTACTACGAGGCTGGTGGTCAAGTATTTGCCGCAGCTGACACTGTAAGTGTTTACGTTTACGGATCTGAGTTCAAGAAAGGTACTGCTGGAATGACTGGTAGTCTAGAAGCTAGTGTTGAGTTCTTTGACAACAAGCCTATTATCTTAAAGGATAACTTTGCTGTTGCTGCTTCTGACATGGCTCAAATGGGCTGGGTTAAAGTAACAACTGAGAATGGTGGAGATGGCTTCCTATGGTACCTTCAATCAGAACACGAGACTCGTATTCGCTTTGAGGACTATATGGAGACTTCATTAATTGAAGCAGTTCCAGCTGAAGCAGGTTCTGGTGCAATTGGCCTTACAGGTCCTTACGGTTCAGGAGGTACAGAAGGATTCTTCTACGTTGTTGGTACCCGAGGTAACGTTTGGGGAGAAGGTGTTCCAGAAACACTTGCTGATTGGGATCAGTTGGTTAAACGTCTTGACAAGCAAGGTGCTATTGAGGAAAACGTGATATTTGAAGACCGCGACTTAGACTTCTCAATTAGCGACATGTTAGCGGGTCAAAGTACTACAACAGGTGCTTCCTACGGTCTGTTTGACAACAACGAAACAATGGCCTTGAACCTAGGTTTCACCGGTTTCCGTCGTGGATATGACTTCTACAAAAACAGCTGGAAGTACTTAAACGATCCGCAAATGCGTGGTGGTATGCCTGACGAAGCTGGTTCTATCAAAGGAGCTATTGTTCCTGCTGGTGAGAAAACTGTATACGACGAGATCCTTGGTAAAAACATCAAGCGTCCATTCTTACATGTTCGCTACCGTAAAAGCGAAGCAGAAGATCGCAAGTACAAAACTTGGATTACTGGTTCAGCAGGTGGAGCAGCTAACAGCGATGTTGATGAAATGCGCGTAAACTTCTTGTCAGAAAGAGCTCTTTGTACTTTAGGTGCAAATAACTTCTTCCTTATTCAAGGAGCGTAGTCAATAATATAGCGGAGGTTTCGGCCTCCGCTTTCTTTTTCTTAAATTAATTCAAATCTCAATAATGGATACTAAAGCCATAAGCACAAAGTTGCCAGACCTTGAAAGCAAGGATCGAATCTACAGATTAAAAAGAGAGACACCTCTCTACTACTACCTTCGTTCAAAAGGTGGTAAAACAAAACCTCTTCTTTATTTTGACGAGGTTAACAAAACGAACAGACCGCTTCGTTACGCGATTAACCAGCGAACACCATTCGAGGACGAACAGGACAGCAATCCGGTTCTTCAGCCCATTATTTTTGAGAATGGTTTACTGGTTGTTAAAAAAACAAACCCTCTTCTTCAGATATTTTTAGCAATACACCCGTTAAATGGTTCTATTTTTGAGGAAATTGACAAAGGTGCCAAAGCTCAAGAAGAGCTAGATATAATGGAGCTAGAAGATACAGCTGATGAGTTAGCTAAGTCTATTGTGGCTGACATCGATCTTGCTGAGGTTATGTATCCTAAATTCTTCGGGAAGCACACAAGAAGCCTGTCAAGCAGTGAGATTAAAGCTGACATTAGACGTCTTGCTAAGCGTGATCCAAAACGATTTATTCGAATTGCAGAAGAGGCAGATGCCGGTATCGAACACAAGATATCTTCATTCTTATCTAAGGGACTAATCCAATGGAGAAAGAATAAGACGCAGCTATTCTTCAATCTACCATCTAACAAAAAGAAGATGCTAGACGTGCCAGACGGTGAGGATGCAATGGAGACCGTAGAGCTCTACTTTGACTCTGACGAAGGCGTTGAAGCTATTCGAGAAATAGAAAAAGTAGCTGCCACAAGGTAGCCGAACTTAGACAATACAACTAAAGCCCCAATGATGGGGCTTTTTTTTATCTTTGTAAAAACTATCAAGGATGTTAGACGAGGTAAGAAACACTACCCTGACCATATTAAACAAGAATAATTTCGGTAGCTTAAATGTTTCCGACTTCAATAGGTTGGCTAAATTAGCTCAGCTACAGATATTCAATGGATACGTCAAGGAGTACAATGAGCTGGTTAATATGCAGAACTCAATGATGTCTGGCGAAGAGTATGCGGATAGGTTAGCTGTGGTCCAATTAAACATTGAGAACTTCTTGGTTTTTGATGAGAACATCACCGAAGAGGGAGAGCAGAGGGTTCTTAAACTACCATCTATGGATAGAACAAGCTCTGTTCTTTATAAAGTTATGGAGCTTAAATTGTATATGGAAGAAGTTCTTATCTCCATAGCTGAAAAAGTAACACCGGGAATATTTAACGCTTCAAAAATATCCTATATAGAAGAGCCAACAGTTGATTTTCCGGTATACATGATTAGTGGTGATACTATTCTTACTCAACCTAGCGTACTTGACTTAAGGGGTGGATACAATTGGAAGGTTGACTATTTAAGAATGCCTAAAGATCCAAAGTGGACGTATATAACCCTGTCCGGTGGTCACCCAATATTTGACCCAACAGCAAACGACTTCCAAGATTTAGAAATAGGTCAAGATGATTTTCCTAGAATAGTTAGATTGATTTGCGAATTTGCAGGACTCGTAATTAGAGATCGTGATGTAGTTCAATATATGGCTGCAAAAGACCAACAGGAAGAACAAAAAAAATAACTAAATGGCATTTTTAACAGACTATCAGTATTACGAAAATTCAGGAGTTTCCCCAACTGATGCAAATCACGGGTCTTACCAATACATAAACCTTGTTGACATAGTTAAAAACTTCATGTCAAACTACACAGGAAATAATGAGGTTATTAGAAATATATCCAGACAACGGATAATATTCGAAGCAAAACAAGCTATAAAGGAGCTTAGCTTTGACTCATTAAAAGAGGTTAAGGTTATGCAAGTTGAAGTTGGCTCCGACTTGAAGGCTATAATGCCTCATGATTATGTCAAATACGTAAGGATATCTATCTTTAAAAACGGCAAACTAATGCCGTTAAAGGAGGACTCAAAAACAAACTGGGCTAAGCAATACCTAAAAGATAACGCTGGAAATTTAACTTTCGATGAATTAGGTAATGTAATACTGAAAAGTATCTCTGATATTGACCAAAGTAGATTAGATGGCCAGGATACAAACAGTAATCTACCTGAGCAGAACTCTTTTGAAATATACACAGACCTTATAGGTGGTAGATACGGAGCAGACCCATCGGAACTAAGCGCAGGTCCATCTTTTATGATTGACCAACGTTCCGGTGTTATAAACTTTAGCTCAGACGCGATTGACCAAAGCTTCATTATAGAGTACGTATCAGATGGTATGGAAAAGAATAACGACACCTCAATTGCTGTAAATAAGTTTTTTGAGAGATACATATACGCTAAAATAGCGTATGAGGTTGTTAATTCAAAAATTGGAGTTCAGGAGTACATTATCAACAGGTACAGAAGAAAATCCATGGCCGAATGGAGAAACGCATCTATAAGAATGAAAAACTTTGACCCTGTTAATTTACTGAAGGGGCTCAGAGCAATGGATAAAAGAATCAAGTAATGGCTAAGCTGAGAAAAATGTTATTTAAAGGCAGAATGAATAAAACTGCCGACTCTAGATACTCGCCAAAAGGAGAGCATACTGATGCCTTAAATATTAGAATAAATTCAACAGCTGACGACAACCTGTATGTTGCAGAGACAGCCGTTGGTAATAAGTTAGTAGCTAGTCCAGACCCAGAGGGTTATGGGTTAAGTGACCTTGCTGTTGGCATAGGGTCATTTGAAGAT